AAACTCGTTAAATACGCCTGGCTCTCTTCTGAAGTGGTGATGTTCTGCTCATATTTTTCGCGTGTACGAATGGCTTCGATCTGAGCATCCTGGATCATCTTTTTTGCCTGAAGCTTTACGATGCCGACACCGACATAAAAAATGACCGCCACTAAGACGGTCAGAACCAGAATGAGTTTGCAATAGAACGTATTTGAACGATATCTCATGACGATTTCTCCTTCTTAAAATATCCAGCGCGCTTGAGATACGCGCCCTCGTTAAATGTTTTCTTTTCTGATAATGCTCGATAAATTGCGAGGTCAATGGCACTTTGGCTTCTCAGGTGATAATAGTAGAGGTCTTGGTAAGGGGTATTAAGGCGATTGATACGACCTTCGGCTTGGTGCTGCACCTTGTAGGAATAGGTTTGGGAGAAAAATATAATCGTGTCTGTCGTGATACAATTCCATCCTTCACAACCTGCCGTGTACTGCACCAGATAGACCCATTTGTCACCGGCAGGAAGTGCGTCATGTTTATGCCCATTCCATTCGGCGATTTCGGTTCCTTCTTCATATCCGATACCTCTCAAAATCTCCAACTCATAGTCGAAGTTGTAAAATATAATGGCTTTGGGATGATCCTCCAGAATCTCCAGCACGGCACGTTGGCGGGAATCATCTGAATTAACAACCTTTCGCCATGCGTAGCACAGCTCAGATGCAGTCTCGATCGGCTTCTCCAGCCACGGATTCCAGCGTGTTCGTGTCAGATCTCGATATGTTGAAATATCATAGACGACGAATATATCCTCATGATGCGAAATTGTTGTCCGCTGGTCGTCCATTTGTACAAGCACCTGATCTCGGAGTCGGATGAGGCGGTTGGTGTTGAAATATCCACGAACCTTCGGGAAACTGACACGTGGATCCCAGATGATGTGCTCGTTGCTGAACTGCGTCCGGTTTTTATAGAATCCGTTAGCGACGAAGACCGGAATATAATCCTCCCATTTGTCACCCGGAGTTGCTGAGAGCAGAATCCAATGATTTGCCTTTGCGATTTTCAGGAAGCTCTTTACCCATTCGCCTCTACCGACAACACGCTGCTCGTCAAATATAAAGAAAGCACCCTTGATGTCCTTGTACTTCTGGATGTTGTTCCAAGAGTCAATGACAACAGAGTGCTTGAATGCATCATTCTCAGGATTCGTAGACATACGGAAGTTTGCCAGTTCAGAATCCCACTCAAATGTATCTCGTTTGCGGGCAGTCGTGATGATGTAGAGATCTTCTACTTTGGGCGGCATCTTCCAATACACAATCGTATCTCCACCTCGATTTTGCTGAAGACAATAGTACGCAAGGGATGTTCTGGATTTACCACTTCCGACATCACCGCAGAGGATGCAGCCGTTGTGCATCTTTTTGACCGCTTCGAGCTGGAATCCGTAAAGGTTGATCCCGCTCATTCTTTCTCCTCAAATTTGACCGGGCGGTGCGTATATTCGTTGACAGGGTTGTTGAGACATTCGTCACACGGCTCTTCCTGCTCGGCCTTTTTCAGATACTTGCATTTCGAGCAATAAGGGTCAAAATATACTTCTTTGTAGTTGGAAACCATATCAATAGCTCCTTATCGTCAATCTTTTGGGTTCCGGCAGATGGATCGTCCATGTTCCATCTTTTTCGGGTTTGAGATGCATACCGATCGTTCCGGTCCAACCTCGCTTTGTATCATCGTAAGAGCTCGACTTTGAGCCAACGATGCCCTTCACGTCTGCGACAGTCACCAGACCATACATCTGAACGATCTCACAAATATCATGCCATGCATTTTCACAGTCTCCCTGCGTAGCAAAGGACCAGTCATAGGAATAAGTGCAACGGTTCTTCCCATACAGAAAATCAGAGATCTTATTTGCTACGCGATTTGCACAAGCCTTACGAATCTCATCCACAGACAGCATTTTTCCAACAGCGTGCGTAGCACCAACGCAAAATCCCAAAGTCAGTCCAAGACCGAATACAAAACGTTTTCCCATAATTGTTAAACCTCCAAAATATAAGTCGGGAGCCCATGTTTCAGAGCTCCCGAAGTCCATAATTTACTGCTCGTCGTACTGTGCGTAGGCATCTGCCCACGGATCTTCCTCTTCGATCGTCGCATGCAGAACCTTCAGGTATGCCTTGTAGCCGCTCTTGCCGTTGACCTCCCAATAGCGCGGGCGGATCGTCATGTCTGCATTGAGGATACGGGCACGGTCAAGAATCGCACAGGTGTCCTCGTTCAGCTCCTTCCGGGTCTTACCCGAGTACATGCAGATCTTCGTCGGGAAGTATTCGTTGAACGCAACTCTGACGTCCATGTACCAGCGCGGCTCATCGTCCTCATTGCGCAGCTTTCCTTCACGGATTTTCCAACCGTCAGCGATCAGAGAATTTGCCAGCTCCGGGTCATCGATGCGGATGGTGAAGTAGCGATTGCCCTCGCGGTTGTAATCTTCCATACGACCCGCGAAGTTGCGCTTTACGATCTTGGCGCCCTGAATGTTGAGGGGAGGGATGTTACGAACGTTTTCCATAGTGTTGAAACTCCTTTTCAAAATATAAATGTTGTTTTATCTGACAGCGAATGCTTCGCCGTTTGACCAAGGTTCCTCCGCAGTTTCCCACGGAGGTGTGTCTTCTTTCCCGTCGATGAACCAGTCTGCATCACCGAATTTGGCAATCGCAGCTCTGGCATCATTGACAAGTGCGTCATAATAAGAAACGTCGATGCAAGCTTCCTTCTCCAGAAGCCGCACCGACTCAGATTCCAGCCACCGGTATCCTTTCGAGCCGGTAGCTGCTGCATATCCTTTTTCTCCGGTTGTCTTGTTTGTGGTTTCGCGCATCAGCAGACCGCCACCGCATCCGGGTTTGATCGGGCAGAACTGCCCAACCCGTCCGACGTAAATATAATTGTGCTCGTCAGGCGGAAGGTTCTCATTCATGTCCAGCGAGAGCGAGGATGTCACCGACTTCGTTTCGCAGAGATCACCGAACTCGATTGATTCATGTGAGAAGAGCGTCTTAAACACATACGGAACCGCAAACTGTGTTCCCGTCGCAGACCACTCATTCGGATGCTTTCCATTTTTCTCAGGAACGTATCCGTACTCGTTTTTGCACCATTCTGGATCTGCATACTTTGCAATCAGCACAGCATTGTTGACGAGGCACATTTTTTCGTAGGTCGATTCGTGCTCGAAAATATAACCGTACTGTTTCGCATAGTCAAAGCAGAACTGGATGATCTCCTGCGTGGCATTCGGGATCTTGATCGAGTCTGTCTTGATGTGGGCGACCGTGAATCCACGAGACTGCACCTCGTTCCGCAAGTTAATCATGAATAGAGCACCGCGCTTTGCGACGATGTTGTCCACGTTACGCTTGTCCCGGAATGGGTTGTCGAATTTCGCCGATGTGAGACCATAGACCGAATTGATGACCGTTTTCAGAGCCAGAGACAGATCGTCCGTCGTCATCTCGCCCCGCTCAATCATGTCGATTGCTTCATTCAGGCTGCCGTTCAACATGGAACGAGCTTTGCCAAACTCTTTATGCTTGATGGCAACACGAGCATCCTTAATCTCCTCGAAGCGCTTCGTATAGACCGGACCGAAGAGCTGCTCTGCAATGATGGAGCTTGGATGCATAGATGCAACGTCCAAAACCACGACATTCCGGTGCATACCGGGTTCGGCGTAGACATAGCCACCCTCGCCAACTGTCTGCTGATCTGGGTTCGGATTGCGTGCGCTGACATCCCGATAGGTGGATTTCCCATACTCGTATGTGTATCCGGGGAATACCGGACGATTCAGATCATCGAACAGATTGTACTCGTCACATGGGGATTTGAACGGCAGATCTTTTTCCGGAGGCCATACCCACGAATGTGTCGGGATCGAAGTATCGCCCATATCACGGTAGTTGAATTGACTCTGCGGGTGTTTCTCCTTACCAAATATAATTCTGGTAGAGAGGCTGTTCGTCGTGTCATTCGGCAGCATACCGGCAACCTTTGCCAGAACCAGCCGCGCATTCCAGTCCGCTTTGAGATGGTCAAATGTCGCTTCCGTCGCAATCACGTCGTTCTCGCAATATTCAGCAACCTTGTCCCACATATCCTCCGGAACCGGCTGATCCCATGGTAAACCAAGCTCCTGATGATGGATTCCGAGTTCAATCTCGAATTTCTTCAGGCTCTTTTTGTTTGCCGCCGATGCGAAGTCATAAATATCTGTGTAAGAGATATTGTATGCCTCGCCAAACAGATCACCGTTATTATGGTCGTTGATGATTCTGGAGGACAGTTTGAAGATCTCCATCGGGCTGTAGCCAAGCATGGCTGCGTACAGGATGTGGTTATCATATCGGCGGTTATTGAACCCGACCAGCTTATAGTGGAATAGTTCTTCGACCTCACGCGGCTTCGGATTCACCATCCGGACACAAGAATGTCCCGGACCTTGAATCTTCCAGACGATCAGGAAGAGGTTTGGGAACACTTCGACATCGAAGAATATAATTGGATCGTTCTCGTTAAAAGCAAGCGGTTCTGCCGGATCGTCAGACTTGAAGTGCATCTTCGTTGCAAGCTTCAGGCAGTATTCCGACTGATTGGTGCTCTTCATGGCAAAGTTGATAACGGCATTCTCCATATCGCCAACATCATAGTGCATCCCGCTTTTATAAGCGTCTTCCAGCACTTTATAGATGAAATCGATATTGGAGCGCGTATCGCCGTGGATTTCTTTGCGTAAACATTTCTGAATTGTGGTACGGAGCCCTTTTTCGCTCTGTACCACATTCGGATCAATCATTGGTTTCTCTCCTTTCAGCGGTAGACCTGAACTGAGCGTCGCGATTGGGAGGTTATTGCATTTAGTGAGCTTTCTGCGAAGAGAACTCTTCCCGCTGAACACCTTCACCTCAATATGGTCGGCATAAACAGCGCTGAGCTTGGAGACATCTCCTGTGTAAATATAATGCAGGTGGATGCCCGCACCGGATTTACTGAGCTCCGCATACGTCGGCGGCCACTTCGACACTTCTTTCAGATTTCGTTCAAATGACTTTTTGCCGTCGTCGCCCGGAATATCAAAGTCAATGACAATGTGATTCTCTGGGACACGGACATAGTGTAGTTTTTGTGTGTCAAGTTCATGAAGGGTAGATCGAACCTCAGACCATGGCTGCGTTGGAGTCTCCTTTGCCGTTGCATACTGTGCAGGACAGTCCGCACAGATCTCGTCAAACCGTGATTTCTGTTTCAGGAACTCTATCCCGGCGGGTTCTGCTTCCGGAAGAATTCCGACATCTTTGCCATCAATTTTATCTGACCGGAATCCCTGATAGAAACTACGAACCCGATTCCCGTCCGCTGCATTATAGCGATCAGAATACTCTTGGAAGTAGTTTTTCAGTTCTTCCTTAAATAAACGCTGCGACAAAGGGTAGGGGACATTTGCATCCTCACAATATGTACGATACATCGCCCATGCCGCTTTGAGGGTCGTCGAATCCTCAGACTTGAACACATAGTAGCTATCGAGAATATAATTGTAAAAATCGTTGGAAGCACCAAGCATCCCGAGGGGGACATAGTCGTCGTAACGACCGGGATTTGAGAGATAGACCTCCTGACAATGATAGGCGATTGCTCCCAGTTCAAATGCAATCTGCTTTGTCACAACCTTGTATTCTTTTGGAGACAGCTTTTCTCCAGAAGGGGAGACATCGATCAACCGGCGAAGCAGACCGGATTTTGCATCTGTGATCTTGACCGGCTTATTGGTGCCCATAAAGAGAAAGGCTTTGAACTGGTTCGAATAGGTCGGCCGGAATTTCTCATTGACAGTCATGATCTCATGAGAGACAAGCGAGTTCAGACGAGTATTATCCTCGATGCGAGACAAGTCACCGTCATGCTGGATGGCAACAAGCGGATTTGTCTTGAACGCCTCCAGTGCAAACGCATTTGACGCAGAACCAAGTGCTTTGGCATCAAACACCGAGTAATAGCCTTCAAAAAGCTGTTGAATGATGTTCAGGACAGTGGATTTACCCGTACCTGCTGCGCCATACAACACCATAAACTTTTGAAGACGCTTGGATTCGCCAGACACGATTGAACCGATTGCCCATTCAATTTTCATCCGTTCCTCTGGAGAATATAAAACGGACATCAGCCGATCGTATGCTTCATGGCTGCCCTGTTCCAATGGATAAGGCAAACGTTTGCTGGCATAATCCTTTTTACTCGTCGGCATGTTGGAGAATATCAATTTCTCATCCAGCATGTGATAGGAATCCCGCATATCTCTTTGGCAGAACTGGTGCCATGCACCGATGAATCTGGTTTCAGAGTCCCGGACATGCAAGACTCTTGGATGTTCGCCAAAGAGCTCTTTATTCTCTTTTGCGTATTTATCGAGCTCATAGTCGATTCGATCCAAAACGTCCTGCTCATCCGTAGACCACATTCCTCGGTCTTCCAGCCAGATTGCATAAAAACCCCCGCCGCGAATCATGAGATCAGAAGACTTACAAATCCTGAACTTCGGGTAGATTTCGATACCTTGCTTGCTGCTTCTGGTAGAAATCCTGAGGAAGTCAAACATAGATTTTTCTTATCTCCCTGTGTCGCCCTTTGTACTCTCTGTCGGTTCCTTCATGCTGTCAAGCTCCCGCTTCAGTATGGAGATTTCACGCTGATTCTCAAAATATCCAGCGCCGAGCACCAGATAGGTCAGCAGCACCCAACGGTTAAATTTGCGCTGGGTCTTGAATGCCTTTGCGATGGCTCGAAGTGCGGAATCTGTCCGCATGGTTGACTTAAAGAGATAACGAAGCATCTCGTCCATTTTTAACATCCTTTCTCATAAATAATACTGTTCAGATACCAGTTCATCTGATACCAGATCTCCACAGTTCTCAAATCACGCCCACATGAGGGAATTGTAAACAGTCCGCCTTTTCCGTTTGGCTTATACTTTCCATCCATGAATCGCCGGACGATGGTCATAACTTTATGACGGTCAAACTGGTCATCCGTCATATCGTCAAGGCCCAGACTTTGCAGCATCTCCATGAACCATTGCGGCAGGCGATTGCCCATTGCTGGATTTGCCATGATGTCCTCTTCCATACGAAGAGCCAAGGCAACCATCATTTCCAGCATACTACACGGTCTGCAATCGAGCAGCGATCCGATTTCTGGATGGATATGACCCTGCTCATACCCAAAACGATACCGGAGATCTTCACCATCCTGTGCACGATTCTCGTCCATCGGCAAGCGTGGATAGAATGTGACATTATTCAGGTATGCACAAAGTCTCCGGTATGAAATATCATTCTGGTCTGGAAAGGCGAGCTGATACATCCACTCAAAATAGGCGTCGGTCAGCTCATTCTGATTCATGGAAATCCCCGTACTTTCTCAAATCTCGGACGATCTCATAATCGATATGACGCAGATCGTTTCGAATGTGAACAGAATCTTCGTCATAATCTCCGAAGTGAGAAGCAAAGTCCAAGCCGATCGACGTAGCGATTTCAGGAATCTCAAGCGGATCCTCATCCTCATCAACCAGAACGCCATCTGCATAGTAGGTATAGCAGACCGCATCATAGTTATCGAGCGTATCAAACTCCTCTGGTTTGATGACATACGGCTTGGTGACATTGTCGCCCGGTGTCGGTTCGTCGGGATCATCGTCCAGAAGATCCTTCGGAGAAGTCCGTGTCTGATAACCAGACTCACGAATCAGTGCCCGATAGTCCTGAAGCTTGGACTGCCGCTCTTTTTCATAAGCGATCTGCTTCTCCGTCATCTTCGGCTCTTTTTTCTCGCTTTTTTCTTCCTCTGCTTTCTTCGGCGCAAAGGCTTCCTTCACCGACTGAATTTCTTCATCAGCTCTTTTTCTATGATACTCCTTCCAGAAGTACCATGATGCACCTGCACCGACAGCAATGCCAAGTGCAAAATATAATGCTTTATGCATCTTCATCCTCCTTCAGCGTTCCAATTGTGACAGCAAGCCCGCCGCACATCAACGCAAGACTGATAAGAAGCCCGCCCACAATGTGACGCTTGCGTCTGGAATCGAGAATATAATCGATTTCTGTGATAACAGCACCAAAGAAGTCCATGTCAGCCTCCGAGCACCAGCATACCGGACACAAAGAAAATGCCCGCCGCAGCGGACAAAATATAACTGAGCTTTTTCATCAGAACCCCTCCTTACAGCTTGTCGATGATGACACCGTCCACATTGAAATCAAGCAAAATCGACCGCTCATAACCGTTCACAAAACGTTCCGTCGAACGGTTGGTATCGTAAATGCCAAAGTCAATGAAGCTCGGATGCTCCGGCGTATAATACCAGCCGACAACCTGTCCTTCCTGCGTCGGTTCACAGAGATCAAGCTCACGATAGACTTCATTCAGGAATACGAAGCCACACGCCTGAAGCTTGTTATTGAGCATTGCCTGCTTGCCGCGAAGGAACATCAGATTGAGTTCTGGATCCTTCACCCACTCACGAGAGCACTCGTCAAAGAACTTCGCATAGCCGCTCGGCATGGTCGCGATGTCAATGGACTTCTTGAGCTTCTTCTGCTTACCGTTTTCATCGGTTTCTGTCTCTTCGACCTTTTTCTTTTCTACGGCATAGCGGATCTCTTTTTCTGCCTCGGCGCCGATCTTCTCTGCAACACGATCCTGATACTGCTTAAATGCCGTATAAACGGTCGTGTATGCTGCCGCGAGGGATTCATTGCGATCTTTCATGATCCGGTGCGAAGAGAGCAGGCAATAGATCGACAGACCGCCGAGCATAACTGCCGGACCGTAGATCTTCGCGAAGTCCAGACTCGTCTGAGCATACGCCTTCACCAGTGCTTTCTGACTGCCAGATGTGGGCTGTCCATCCTCGTTCTCTACGACAGTGTCCTTTGCTTCATCGATACGCTGCTTGCTGTCTTCAAGAACGACATCAAGCTTCCGGGTTCCAGCACACGCCAGAATTACTGTACCGACCGCACCGGCAATACCTGCAATCAGCAGGATCTCCGGAGAATGTGCTTTTGCTTTCGCACTGAATTTCGTCAAGGCGTTTGCAGCCTTTTCCATCATTTCGTTTTTCATTGAGAAATATCCTTTCTTTTTACTTAATACAAATCGGCCTCGGCATCTGAATGACGTAGCCCTCAGGAATTCGAACGGAACGAGCTCCGGGCATTTCTGTCCAGCCATAGTTCATATCCGTCGGACGACCGGTGATTCCGCAAAGATCATACAGATCTGCAATACTTGCCTGACCATATTCCTGAATGATCTCGCTCATCTCCTGCAATATCCGTTCTGCATCACCGCGAGTGGTAACGATCGGGTCTTCGTAGCCATATCCCGTATAATTGGTTTTCTGGGTACGCTGCGGCTGATTCAGACTGCTGTAGCAGTTGCCGTAGTTGTACTTGGTTCCGGGTGCTTTTCCGCGATTGATCGTATCACCCCAGAGCATCATCTGAATACCGTTCGTGACAATATCCACGATGACCGTCTTGATTGCCGGGACAATGACATCCATGAAAATATGATTCTTAACCGTACGGACGTCCTCCGCAATAAAGACATCCCCCAGACGCTTTCTGGTCTTTGCCTCACCTGTGATGAGCTTTTCCCGCTTCTCGCGCGGCGCGTTGTTTTCTTCCAAAGATTTGATTTCAGCCATAACCGGCTCCTTTCACTGTTCGAGCTTCACAAGCTTGCCGGGGAGATTGACCTTACTCGCCGGAATCAAACCGTTTTGCTGTTTATATTGAAAGATCAAATTGCTTTTTGCTTTTCTCTCGCTGGAAGCATAAGTCTCGCCCTTCCAGTAATTCGCGACACAACGATCAAACATTGTGACCGGACCGGTGTAAGAATATAAATCCATAGCCAACCTCCCTTATAAAAATAAAAGAGAAGAGCCCTTGCGGACTCCTCTCCTTGAGAATTACGGATTATTGATCGAGCTTAATTCTCGTCAACCTCAACGAGGTCTTCCGGTTCTTCGGTCTTCTTCTCGAATTTACCGGCCTTTTTCTCCTTCGCTTTCTGAAGTGCAGCCTTACCTGCGGCGAGTGCCTTCTTGCCCAGCGGCTTAATCGCGACCTCCCATGCGAGCACGGACAGTCCGCCAATAATGCCGAAGCCAATAGCGGTTTCACCAGCAGTCATACCATGCACATCATCCTGCTTTGCAGGAGTCAGTTCCGTCGATTCGGAAGTAACTTCCGTTTCCTTCGTGATGACTTCATTGTTCATAATGTTTTCCATTGTTAAAACTCCTTTATAATAATTTAGTATTTCTCCATTAGAGCAGATGTAAATTTCGCGTAATCAGAGGATATCGATCAATTTATCGACATCACTCTTTGCAACACTCAACTTGAAATTAGCCGACAGACACACATGCTTATCATCGGCAGTCTCATAAAGCTGAAGATCTGAGATCTGTGCATCTACATCGCATCCCAGCTTCTTTTTCATGATCTTACGAACGATCTTCGAAATGATGCTCTGTCCGAATCCGCTGTTAAAGTTCAAATTCATCAGACTTCACCTCATTCATCGAATCCGATTGCCGGCTGAACGCGGAAGTCAATCGCCAGACAGGGCTGCTGGTCCTGTGTAAGCTGACCGCTGAAGATTGGATCAATCAAACCTTTATCGATCTTCCATCCCAGCTCGTTGCCTGATTTTGTCTCCGTCAGCCCGATCTCATAATAAAAATCATTCAGACTGACATAACCGGAATCCAACATTTCCCGGCTGAGTGAATTCGCGGCTTTCATGATGAAATCCGGATCGGACTTAAACAGGCGATCAGACCAAGGATCATAGCACAAAGTATCGCCCTTTTTGGTTACAAAGAGCTTGTCCGACTGAATCGGCTGACGCTCGGTACGTTCTTTGATCGCAGAATCTCGAATTTCCTGTTCTTTTTCCGGTCCGACCATCTCAAGCGTTTTCGCCTGATAGTCTCGAAGTGTTGCTTCCGAGATCGAATATGCCGTAGCCAGCGCTGCGTTTCGCCGCAGATTCGTGGAGGTGGCAAATATCAGGCAGGCAGCGGATGAAAGACCAACACCGACCGCCGGCACATAATGACGCCAAGCCGATGCGACTGCTTCTTTCTTTGTGTAAGCGTAACGATCGCCATTATGGTTCTTCTGGCTGTCCTGACGCACTTTTTCCAGTGCCTTTGGCGTGACCTTGACAGCCATCACCGCAGCCGTCGTGAAACCAGCGATTCCAAGTGCAGTCAGAATTTCTGGCGAGTGCTTCCGCATTGCCTTCCACGCACAAGTCATCATACTTGTTAAAGTTGTCGTCTTCATACTGAATACTCCTTCTCAATAAGATGTAATAGCGTCTCTGCGGTATGAATCGCAGAGGAAAATATAAGGTTCTTATTGTCTACGCAAGATCCTGTTGCAGCGATGAGCGACAGCAAATATCCATCTGCAACTGCGACCGGATCTTTTTCGCCACGATTAAGCAGGCAGGACAACAGCTCTTCTGCCGCCCATCGTTCATAGATTCTCTGGTCAAATTCTCTTCGGCCCCATTCGATTTGGGGTGGCGGAAGTGACGTCTCTATGTACTTCACGACCAATTCTGCTGCATCCATAACAAATATAAAAGAAGAGCCTTATTCAGACTCTTCTTCGTTGGATTCAGCCAGAACCTTCTGAGCTTCTTCACGTGCGATTTCTCTGGTTTTCTGCTCATCCAGATACTGATCCAGTAACGGCAATACCAGACCAAGGATGGATGATACGATGCCGAGAATTTTCAGTGTATTGATCTTTTTCATAAGTTCACGCCTCCTTCATAATAAGCGGTGTTTTTTCTGCGCATTCGAATTCAATCGGATCAAATTCTTCTTTCATATCCAAATAGCAAGGCGGGAATGGGCAAGACAGAATATAACATTCAAACTCATTGCCATCGTCACCGATGAGCGTCACCTTTTCATGGTCGAAATCAATCCATTCATACCCATAGAACTCGCCAGCCTCGCCGACATCCCAGCCGGCAATATCACCGCCCTCGATGTGATCTAGGCCAAGAAAGTCATATAGCTCGTTTAATGCTGCTTGACCGCCACGAAGGACAAAGTTCCGATTGAAATGATACTCGGCATTTCGAACCTCCAGCATCGTACTGGTGAAATATCTTCCAGAGATCATGTCATAGAACAGGCAAGCATCTCCAATGGGATTTGGAACATGACCCTCGTCAGCTGTGTCCTGTGCAATCGCGGTTTTTACCTTTGTGGGAGCGTCTTCGCCGAACAGTTCTTTGATTTTACCGTCATACTTCTTCAGGCTCTTTGCTGCGACGCCGTACATTGCAACAAGCGACGCCTGTTGTTTCTGATTCATCGCCTGAATACCAACGATGCAGGCAATCGTTCCAACCGCAGCAGCACAGACCGGCCATGCAGAAGGAGCAGCAGCTTTAACAACCTCAATCGGTTTCAAAGCTCCGCCTCGCTCCGAGCGTGCCTCTTCCACAGCTTCCTGAACCTCTGGAGCTTTTTTCACCGCCAGAAGTGCAGTCACAATGACCCCGGCACATGCCAATCCTGTTGCAATTAGCGGTCCGGCTTTTCGAATGTTAATTCGCATGATTGTTACTTCCTTTCAAAAAAATATAAAGAAGAGACTGTGTTGGACTCGAACCAACAACCTCAAGATTTTCATCTTGTGCTCTACCATTTGAGCTAACAGTCTCTTCATAATACGGCTTGCAAATTTCGCGTTAATCTTCGTCTTTTCCGTAATTGTCCCCAATGAAATACATATCGAGTTCATGCTCTTCATAAGCGCAGCTGTCGATCGGCGGATAGTATTTCGTTCCATCCTCAAGAATTTCAGGAATATTGCTACACATATCACATTCTCCTTTTGAATTTGTTTCAAGATAAAACAAAAAGAGGAGCGTTAGCCCCTCTTCTCCAGTTTGCGGCGAATCGTATTCTTGACCTGCACGCATTTGTTTTTTACCGTTTGTCTTGCCTCCGGTGAGACAGCCATAATCCCGACAACTGCCGGAACGATAACCTGTCCGATCCACAGACGAGCTTCACGGCTTGCTTCAATTTGTTTCCAAGTCATAATATAACCCTCCTTCATAATACAACTTGTAATTCATGCGAAAGAAAAAGAGAAAGCGTGGTCTTGTACGGTTTCGTTCCCGTCTGAGAGTTGCTCGGTCATATTTCCTATGTGACACCAATCGCAGGTGATGGGGCTCGCACCCATGACTCACTACTGCCACTTCTTTCTCATAATACAACTTGCAGACTTCGCGAAAGGAAAAGAGGGAAGTCCGTGTAGGACCTCTCTCAGTGGAAATTACTTGTGGGAGACCTTATTCCAGATTCCAGTGATCTTTTCGCCAACTGTCTCAAAGAAATCCGTAGTCGTGACAATCCACATGATTGCGTATGCAATCACACTGAGCGCAACAGACCACAGCGTAAGCTCCTTAACAGTCATTTCGCTATAATTTTTGTTCCAGAATTTCATAATAATATCTCCTTTATTTTGTCATTATTTCCATTAGAGCAGATGTAAATTTCGCGCAAAAAAAGAAAAGAGTCTTTGCAGACTCTTTCTCAAGAACACTATTTCTTTGTGATCTTATGCCACAATTCAGAAATTTTTCTTCCAGCGGTTTCGAACCAATCCGTTTCCTTGTAGACATAGGTGATAGCACCAACGCCGACACCTAACCCCAACGAGAGCAACGTAATTTCTTCGACCGTTAAATCAGATGCTTTCTTTTTCCAAATGTTCATAATTACAATCTCCTCTAATTTTATAGTGTTTCCATTAGAGTAGATGTAATTTTCGCGCAAAAAAAGAGAAGAGTCCATGCGGACTCAACTCCTTGATTTCTGTTTGGATTTTTTACACATCAGCACAAGCAGTATCACACCGACGATCACATCGCCAAAGGCAACAACCGCAACTCCGATGCCGATTCCCCCGACAACGACTATTGCGACCAAGCCTACGACAAGTCCGATTAACAGTGCAATAAATTTCAGCATATAATAAAACCTCCTAAATATTACTTTCATTATAGGAGATGTTATCTTCGCGTCCTCATATATCCGCTCGATCAAATACTGTTTCCCAACGTTCACGTTTGAGTGGCTTCATCTTTAGCGCCCACATGATTTGCCGGACTGTAACTGTTGGGTATAAACTATCCGCCGGTTCAGCAGCTTTGGTCTTGAAATACCGGTAAAATTTCGGATGCCGGTAAATATCATCCGCGAGCCCAGCATCGACCTCAGTCCAATAGGTTGTCTTTTCCTCTGCGTTAAACCTCTGCTGAATGACTGCCAACCCCAAATTGCTGAATTGATACAGTGTGCAGCGAGAATAGAGCGGATGATTACAAATATAAATGCGGCTGAATCGTGATAAATCTTGCTGTTTCGGCTGATAATAGTATCTCATCTGTATAAATCATTATCATACCCATATGGGCAGTTCATACATCCCGGATACAGATTGTCGCAGGTCAAACATTCAGGACCCGGCAGAGTCGCACCAATGTACCGGAAGAATACTGCTCGATCCATGGTTTTACCACAATGCGGGCAAATATAAATCCCATCTTTCCAATAGATCTCTGCACCGCAGCGGTCGCAGTAAACAGCATCTCCAGCTTCGTCGTAGACATCGTCATACTCCGCATGCTCCTGATCGTTCGACAAAATTCCATATAATCCGTTCCAACTCATAATATTGTCCTCCTCGGTTGTTGAAACCAGCCTATCATATAATTTTTCTTTCTGCAAGAAAAAAGAAGAGCCGCTGATTTCTCAACGACCCTTCTCATGGTTCAATTACTTCGTGACTTTCATTTTTCCGACAAGATTGCGGAAGAACGTTGAGGTCAATGTACCAGTTTTCTCGAAATTCATACCGACCGCATACATAATGCCCGTAGCCAGAACCGGCAATACTGTCCCGACACCGTTGATGATATGATCCACGACACGATCCTTCTTCTTGACCTTTGCTTCTTCAGCTTCAGCCTTGAGTTTGATCGTGTCCTGCCGCTTATCATACAGCACCGCAAACGCTTTAATCGCTTCCGTCTTTTCAGGATTACCGGTATGCAGCATTGAAATATCAGTCAACTGATCCTTCAATTCCTCCTCCAGTTGTTCTTCTAATGTCTTTTCGTTCATTATAAAACCCCTTTCAATGTTAATTGTTCCATAATAGACATTGTATTTGGCGCGAAAAAGAAAGAGTCCTTGTTAGGACTCTTTCAATGCCTGTGCGATATTTGTAAGACGCATCAATGCTAGATTTTTTATGTCCTCTTCATTATCTTGGCTCAAATGATTAAAGTCAGGATCTAAATCCATAACATTAGTCAATAGTTTCCCTAACTCTGACAGAACATAATTACTTGCTTTTTCGTCCATAAATATCAGCCTCCTTCATAAAGGGGATTGTTATTTTCGCGATATGACCGTGAACGTCACATACTGATGCTCGGTCAGCTTCTCTGGCTCATGGTTAAGCTGAAGATATGCGTTGCCGTTCTCGATGATGATAGCGCCCTCCACATGAGGTTTCGTCATAAACCACATGGTCAGAGCACCGATCAGATTGCAGATAACTCCGACTAAAATATAAATCCACATAGCACCCTCCTGAATTGTTTTCTGAAATTTCTCACCCGGGAATTTTTATGATCTTAATTTACCATCTCATTTCGATACCTCCGTTTGGAAAATATAAAAAGAGAGAGTCCTTGTTAGGACTCTGACTTATTTTTTAGTTCCTGATATGTACCTTTCACAATGCCGTATATGAAGAGTGGCGGTGCAATTATGATCATACAAACGCAATATATGACTTTCATAGCTAAAGCGTCAACTTTTACTATATCAGCCAAAGTATTACGAAGAAATAATACAATAATCCCGCCAATAATCAAATATACAACAATTGCTGTTAACATAATATCAGCCTCCTTCATTAACGAGCGTGTATTTTTCGCGCAAAAAAAAGAAGGAGCCCTTGTTAGGACTCCCGCTTCTGGAGAAGCTTATCAAGCTTTTTATTGATTTCCGGGATCTGTTCCATTTTCATAGCATAATCCGCAGCCAACTCCTTGCAATCATCGACCAGACCGAGCATCAGGCTCATCGCCTTGAAACCATCCTCGTCAATGCTATCGCTATCGATAGCCATCTCGATGATCTGCTTCTTGGCAATCGCCATCAGTTCGTCACAACGATCCGTGATCTTCTTCGTGAGTTCCATAGTGTTATACATAATAAAATCTCCTTTCAAATTAAACATGTTAATGTTTCTCCATTAGAGAAGATGTAAATTTCGCGCAAAAAGAAGGAGCCCTTGTTAGGACTCCAACTCTTTATCCATAGCGATACAATATTCCAACATCTTGAACATCCAATATATCACATGGTCTAAGCAAGCTTTACCTTTTTCAACATCTTTAAGATTCGCATTGAACTTTTCTCTCCAATATTCAGCATAGGACATAGCTTCTTTGAATTTTATGCGATAATAGATGATTTTCAATGTTTTCATAAAATATCAACTCCCTTCATAAAGGGAAATGCATTTGACGCGCATCGTCATCATAGATGATTTTCTTACGAAGCTCAGACCATGTGATGTATCGTTCGGATTTACATACGGGGCAAAGAAACCGACAAACCTTACCACCGATGTCTGTCAATTCGTTACTATCCGCCTCCAATCGACTCTGACAGTTCGGGCAGTTGAAACGGTAGACCTTCTTTACAGCAACATCGATCACTTTCATCAGTGTCTCTCCTGATTCAGCAGCCAGAAAAACTTACGATACGCTTCGTAGTATTTTTCCTTCGTATAGCGGATAAACGCTGGATACTTCAGAAGAAGTTTTTCGTATGACAGACTGTCGAGAATTCCTTTGAGAACATACTGCGGACAACCGCATCCAAAGCTTGCACGGTCGACCATGTCGATTCGATCCGAGTAATAAGCTCGAAGCTCCGCGCCAGTCATTGTCGGATCTGCAGCGTCCTTTTTCACGCGAATGCAGTATGTCGGCGTATGGAGAAAGTCGAGTCCTTTCCTTGCAGCCACCCATGCCGGATACTGCATCACAAAATGTTTGAGCTCATAATAACGATGTTTCGGAATCCAATACGGATTCTTCTGGGAGATCTCCGGACGAATTTGTGTGCTCATATGCGCTCACCTCTCCAGATGAACCCAGTGTGCTCCCAGAGCTTCTTTGGAGAAATATAAAAGTTGATGCGTCCCCGGCGGGAGTCCATTTCGTCCAGACTCGTGATCTCTTTCCCATTTCTGGTTGCTTTTCCAATCGAGAGCCATCCGGAAATAATACCTGCCCGCACCCAGCAGGCATCTTTTCCATACACTTTTGCCGCTACACTTACCGGAACAGAACCCATAGGAAATATCATTTCTTCCATTTTTACGTTCTCCTATCTGATACGATTTCAGAAAAGCAATCACGCTCTTCTCAATCGAAAGCGTATCACTGGAAAACGTCACCTGCGTACCGAAGTTGACAAAAGCCGTGCGTAGGAGTTGACAATTCCTACACAAATGGTTACTATATCTCCGAAAGGAGGGCAGAGTTGTGCTAATACAATGTCCAGAATGTGAATTGAATGTCAGCGATAAGGCGCTGGCCTGTCCGCATTGTGGGTATCCGATGAGTAAAAATAACAGTAAGCCATGCTCACGGATCAGACACAACAAAAGAAAACGGTTACCGAACGGATTTGGTCAAATCAGTGAAATTAAAAATCGAAATCTGAGAAAGCCATTCCGGGCGATGGTAACAGTAGGAAAGGAGGAAAATGGTCATCCAATTTGCAAGCCGCTCAAACCAGAAGCATATTTTGCAACATATAATGAAGCATATGCTGCACTCGTGGCATATAACAGAAATCCATACAGTCTTGATTCCGATATGACAGTCAAAGAACTGTATGAGCGTTGGACAAAGGATTATTTCAAAACACTGAAAAGTAAATCCAGCATTTCTGGAATCAATGCTGCGTGGGCATACTGTACCACGGTCTACGGAATGAAAGCTTCCGAGCTTCGCGCATATCATATTAAAGGTTGTATCGAAGACGGCACAGTTACTACCAAATCAAAAGTGAAGCACACTACAGCAAATCTGAAGTGCCGCATCAAGTCTTTGTTCAATCTCATGCTCGATTTTGCTTTGGAATATGAAATCGTCGAGCGAAATTATGCTCGTACATTCGAACTCTCGGATGAGCTTGTCGCAGAGGTAAAGAAAACAAAGAACGAACATATACCTTTTACTGACGAGGAAATAGAGCTTTTGTGGACGCATCTCGGAAACATTGAGGGCATTGATGTTTTGTTGATTCAATGCTATTCCGGATGGAGACCGCAAGAGTTGGGCCTGCTTCGGCTTGAGAATATTGATTTGGAAAATGGATTCATGACTGGCGGTATAAAGACGGCTGCTGGCTCTGGACGCATTGTTCCGATTCATTCCCGAATTGAAGGTCTTGTGCGGCAGCGTTATTTGGAGGCGAAGAAGCTCAATAGTCCATTTCTCTTCAATTACATGGATCCTAAAAAACCGGACGACACACAAATGACTTACTCCAGATTCAATAAGTGTTTTAATGCGATTGTGAAACGGCTCAATTTGAATCCGGATCACCGTCCTCACGATGGACGTAAACATTTCGTGACAAAAGCAAAAGAAGCCCAGCTTGATGAGTACGCGATCAAGTATATAATCGGGCACACCATTACAGACATCACCGAAAAAGTGTACACGCAAAGAAATACGAACTGGCTCAAAAGTGAAATTGAAAAAATAAAATAGCCTGTAGGAATCGATTCCTACACTTTCTGTTGAAATTTTTATGCTAAAATATACGATGCAAATGTAGTACATTCCTACATTATTCCTGCATTTGAAATAGAGAGTCCTTGCGGCTCAAGGGGTTTCGGCGTTTACAGTTATTAACAGTGGAAATTTCAATCTATCTCAAATGTTGCGAAAAGCCAGTGTTTTCAATGTATTTCGCTGCTGGTTAAGAGTGGAAAGTAGGGATAATCAGCAGTACATTCCTACATTATCCCTACATTACCTCTTACACCGCACTCCTACACGTTACTTTTTGGTGTTGAGTACCGCAATATTACCCTTATTGCTCACCTCAAGATCGAGCGCCGACGCAAGATCTCGGATCTTGATGTAGTTCGTACCGTCCTTGAGGATCCGATCAACCGGGCAATCCTTGCCGTTCACGATAATTTTACTGTGTTCGACCACTTCGTCCACCTCCACAAGAAGTCTCTTGAAATCACTCCACTTGCCCTCGTCGATCAGCGGCAGGGGGCACAGCTTCATGGAAATATCATAGTGCCGTACTGCTGCCTCAACATTTGGCAGCTTTTTCAGCAGCATCTGATAGAGCCGTGCAGCGTTATGCATCGTTTCTTCCGGAATGTAATATCTCCCGGCAGAGTCTGTGTGGCTGACCATTTCGATGGATACGGTATTGTAGTTGTTATACACTCTGCCGTATTTGCCGCTCTGCCCATCTCCAACGCTCCAAGCGACAGTATCCAGCGGAACGCATTCGTAGACAACGTTTTTCTCATCGACGCAATAGTGCGCAGATGCAGCTCGTCCTTCACTGCCGCTTGCAAAATACCGAGCATTGCCAAGCGCAGATGCATTCGTTCCGGTATTTGCCGTGTAGTGAAAGACGATGGCTTTGATTGCAGAGAGCGGTCTTTTACCGCCAATTTTAGACGCCCGCAGGCTCTCGTTAATCTGTAGGCTCATTCGTATTCCCCTTTGCATTCTGCGAACCGAAATAGAACGCAATAATAGAGAAGAAGATTGTCAGGAAGTCTTTGCCTTCAATAACACCGCGAAGGGAAAGAATGGCAAAGACAATGGTCAGACTGATGGTGACAATGCTCTTCACACTGAGAAGATTTCCGACTCGTTTGATCAAAACCTGTAAAATCTCGCCCATATAGATTCCTCCTTTCAGTCTTTTAGCACAACTTCTGCGATTCGGATCGCAGCATCTATTCCGTATTTATCTGCAAATTCCAGCACAAATTTCTGCGCATATTTCGCACGATTTTCATTCTTGCTCTTCCACATATAAAACCCGTATGCTGTGGTCAAAAGCCCAATTGCTGCCAGTGTAATATCAACCAGCGGCAACCCAAACGCACAGCATACGATTAAAATAAGAACCACAATGGTCATGCGGTTCAGCCAACGTTTTGAAAAGAACATCTCAGCCGATTCCGATCTTTCCGAGAAGAAAAGCAATTACAGCGCCGACAACGACAAGCACCACTTTTTCAACGACGGCTTCCCAGCGTTTACTTGGAATAGAGGTCAACGCTTTGACATCTGTTTTGATCTCGGTGATATCCTTTTTCATGTTTGTCTGATCGGTTGCGAGTTCTTTGACGGAGAGAGCCAGTTCATTCAGTGCGGTCTGGTTCTCTTCTAACTTCTTGATGCGACCTTCATTCCGCTGTGATCGATCGTCTACTTTTTGGAGCTTGACTGCAAGATCTGCATTGTCCACTTAAGTCTCCTTTCCCGCCTCAGAGGGCGGCTGTTAATTTTCGTCATCCCATGCCTGCGGGTAGTCTGCGGGGCTGTACGCGGTGTCCTGATTTGTCTTTTTGTACGCGCCGCCGAAGATGCACCACTCGCCGGTTTTGTAGATGTCGTGCGCGCCGGTCGGCAGGACAAACTCGCGGGCAGTCTCTCGGCTTGTGCCGTGATACGGCTTGTTGAACGTGTGCCACGCCGCATTGCCGGGGACGATATCGGGGTAAACCGCGTTGTCGTAGCCCGCGAGGCAGACCCACGGGTCCGCGCCGACCGTGTAGATTTCGTCCTTTGCGTGAACGCCTTCGGTCCACTCCGGATACAGCGCCGAGCACATGATGATCTCGTCCGCCGTCTCGGGCTGTTTGCCCGCCATCAGCAGGCGCACGGCGTTTGCCGTAGACTGCGTCAGATCGTAAACGACCGGCTGGACCGTGACCGGCTGCGGCGTTGGGACCGGGGTATTCGTCAGCAGCCAGCTGCCGTCCTTGATGTCCTGCCGCAGAAAATCGCCCGGCGTATAGGTTCGCAGCTCGAAGCCGTTGTCCGCGAAGACCCCGACCGGACCGGTCAGCTCCGTCAGCCCCGAAAGAGAATCGCCCGTAAAACGGACAGAGCCGGAGGTGCTGTATACCCGGACGTTCGCGTAGGTTTGATTGTCGTGTGTGATGTACATAGTGCCTCCTTATGCCAGCATGTCGTCGGTGACGATGAAATCAGGGTCCAGGATGATTGCGGGGCGGATGCCGCGCGAGATGGTTGCGTAGTAGTCGTTGTA